CAGGCGCAAAACCAGTTTGGGCTATCTAACCAACAGATGCAAGGACAGTACGGACTTCAGCAGGGTCAGTTTAATCAAGCCGCGGCTATGCAGAACCCTCAGTTGGCACAGCAAGCTATGCTGGCTAACCAGAACATGGGCTACAACGTTGGCAATACAAACCTGCAAGCTAATTTGGCGCAGCAACAACTGGGTTCTGGCCAGAACATGCAGGCTCAACTGGCTAACCAACAGTACGGCTTAAGTGCCCAACAAATGGCTGAGCAGGCCAAGCAGTATGGCTACGGCCAGCAGATGAACAACGCGCAGAACCAAGCGCAATATGGCCAATCGGCTAACCAGTTGAACGCACAGCAATCACAGTTTGGCGCGGGTCTGGGTCTGCAAGGAATGCAAGCTGGTATGACGGGCTACCAAAACCTTGGCGCTCAAGGGCAGAACATGTATAACCAAAACATGAACAACCTGAACATGCAGAATCAGTATGGTACACAGCAACAAGCCCAAGTTCAGAACATTCTGAACACCCAGTATCAGGACTACCAGACAGCGCAAAACAACCCGTACAAACAGATGGGCTTCTTGTCAGACATGTACCGCGGCGCACCCCTGTCTCAGCAAGGCAGTACGATGTACACATCACCACCGTCAATGCTCAGTCAAGTGGCAGGCGCGGGTACAGCCGCATATGGCGCATACAAAATGTTTGGCTCTAAAAAAGGTGGCGTAATTAAAGAGCGCCCCAATGCAGGTCTGGCAAAATTGCTCCTTCACAAAATGGCTTAAGAGGTAAATATGTCTTTATCAAGCATCTATCGTCCACACGAAGACATCCGTAACCCAAGCCTTGATTCGGTTCTGGCCAAGCTTGCGGTGATGAGCACCGATCAGTTAAAAGCGTTTGCCGCTGAACACCAAGAAGATATGGTTATGCTGGGCGCTGCCCAAGCGGTGCATGCAAAACGTGAAGAGTACGCACAAAAAGCCAACGCATCGCAAGGCGGTAACATGCCGCCAGTAAACCAGCAAGTTGTGCAGAACATGGATCCTGTTCCACAGATGCCACCACAAGGTATGCCACCACAAGGTATGCCACCACAAGGTATGCCACCACAAGGTATGCCACCACAAGGCGGTCAGGGTATGCCACCACAAGGTGGAGGTCAGTTGCCAGAAGACCAAGGAATTGCACAACTGCCTGCGCCTAATATGCAGAACATGGCCGGTGGTGGTATCGTAGCTTTTGCTGATGGTGGCTACACCGACGAAGACATGATGAACGCTGGCGAACCTGTAGTTCGTATGGCAGATGGCGGTATCCCACGCTATCAAGGCGTTCCCATGGAAATGGGAGGAGACGGCAGTCTTGTAGGATACCCTGATGAGTTTACCAATATTGATGCGCAGATTGCCGCTCGTAGAAAGCAGATGGAACTTGAAGGCGCGTTTGATGATTACAGCAGACCCACACCAAAGGCTCCACCCCCACAAAAAGCAGGGGCACGACCAGCACCCCTTACAGCTACTAAACCTGAAGACTATAAACAGTTGATGGGTAGCTTTATGCCCAAAGATATTGTTGATCCGTTTGCGGCTCAACGTGCAAAAGTGGCAGAGAAAGAAACAAATCTTGCTAGAACAAATCTGACAGACTATGACGCAGACATAGCGAAACTGGGGGAAGCAGGTAAACCCCAAGAAGCACGCATCAATAAACGAGAAGCTGAGCTTGGTAAGCAAAAAGATTTGAATACCAACATGTCTATCATTGAAGCCGGTTTGGCCATGATGCAGTCAAAAGGCCGTGGGTTAGCAGGTATTGCAGAAGGCGCGGCTGTTGGAACTAAAGCGTATGCAAGTGGTATTGAACGCCTACGTGCCGCCCAAGAAAAGATTGATGATGCGCGTGATGGTTTAGATACCCTACGCCGTAATGAAGCCTTTATGACTACTCGGGATCGTAGAACGCTTAAAACCGAAATTGGCAAAACCGTTGTGGGCGCAGAAAAAGATGCGCTCAAAGGCATGGAACAAGCTTATGGTATTGCCAAAGACGATTCACGCAAACTCTTTGAGGTAGCTTCAAAAGCGGAAGAAGGCGGTTTGGATCGTCAGTCTAGAGAAAAGGTTGCACAAATTGGGGCTAATGCACTTATGGCACGGGCTAATTCTGCCGCAGGCGCAAGAGGTCAATTAACTCCTGCCCAACTTGCAACAATACGGGATAAAGCAAGCGATAACGTTACAAACAGCAAGACGTTTATGTATGATCGAACGGTAGCCGCCGCCGCCGCTAAAAAAGCAGGTGCAATGTTTGATCCAGCAGCTTATAAAGAAGACCTTATTAAAAAAGAAACTGAAAGACTGCTTGCGCAATTAGACCCCAGCGGTACAATACCAACAGCAACCCCTACCGGCGGTAAACTTGGTGGCGGTAATTTAAATCTTGACTTGTGGAAAGACGCCCGAGTCGTAACACCTAAATAGCCATGGCACTCTACCGCATCACAGCCCCCAACGGATTAACGTACGAAATTGAGGGGCCAGATGGTGCGTCTAAGGAAGAAGTGGCAATGGCTGTTATGGCCAAAAATCCTGAGTCAGGTACGCCATTTAAAGAAGCTGGCGCTTCTTTTGGTGACACGGCTGTTGCAGGTTTGCAAAGTGCCGTTGGTGCGGCTAAATCTACACTACAAGGTTTTGGCGCAGAAGCCCCCGGAGTGGAAACCCTTGGCAACCTGCAAAAGGGTTTGGGGCAACTCTATACACCTGAACGTCAAGCTGAACAAGCTCGCCGTGCCGCACTTGAAAAAGCCGCCGCTAGGTCTGGTAGCACATTAGAAGAAATCAAAGCCAGTGCCGCTGGTGTTACTGAAGCCCCCATCCAAGCCACTGCATCCGCAATTGGTTCATCTATTCCTACTGTTGCATTGAGTATAGGCGCGGCTGCTTTGGCAAGTGCTGCCGCTGTTGGTATTGGTTTGGTAGGTGCCCCTGCCCTTGCGTTTGCCGCCGCTGTTGGTATTGGTACAAAGTACGCCCTTGGTGCATTACAAGGTGCGGGTTCCGTCAAAGGTTCTATTTACGATGCCGTCAAAGAAGAAGTTAGCAAGCAATACCCCGACCTTTCCAAAGAAGAAGTTTCTAAGATTGCGTTAGAAGCACAAAGTTTTACTGGTAAAAACTGGGACAACATCATGGCTGGCACCAGTATTGGTGCGGTGGCTGGTGGTACAGGTTTGGAAAAAGACCTTTTAAAGAAACTATCTAAACCCGTTGCTGAAGCGGCGGCTAAAAAAGCTGGGGAAGAAGTTGCTAAGAAAGGCATCATTGCGGGTACAAAACGTGCCGTTGGTACAGGTTTAAGAGAAGCTATACCCGAAGGTATTCAAGGCGGTCAAGAGCAGTTTGCATCCAATGTGGCGCAGACACGCGAGGGATTTGAAACCCCTGCAATGCAAGGCGTAATAGGTGCGGGAACTAAAGAAGGCATGATGGGCATGCTGGGTGGCTCAGCAGTCAGTCCATTTACAAGCCCGTCTGCGCCCACACCTACCGCACCGCCAACCGGCCAACCCGGTCAGCCCACACCCACCGAACTAGAAGCACAGGTACAGCAACGTAGGCAAGAACGCCAGCAAGAGCAGATGGGTGTGAAGGAAGGCCGTGCCGCCCGTGAAGGTGAGAAGTTGCTTGATGCAGAAGCGCAAGCACAAGCCGATCAAGAGCGGGCTGTCCTTATACAAGCTGAACAAGCCGCCGCCAAAGAATTGCAAGCACTACGCAACCAACGCCAAGCTGAACTGGAGCAGACGTTCCCAAATGATTACAGCGATGTAATGCAGAAGACCAACTCGTACGCAGAGTTGTTCCAAGAAAAGCAAGCGTTAGCAGGGCAAACACAAACTAAAGATGTACGCGCACGCCTTAAAACTATTACTGACTTGATGGTTGGTATTGTTGAGGAAGACAACCGCGTACCAACTGAGTTCCGCCGTATGCAGGCTGAGAACGCCAAGGTAATCAAGCAACTGCCTGAAGACTTGCAAGCTAAGTATGCGGCCACTGCGTTTACTATTCCTGAACCACAGCAGATGGAAATACGTGCGGCTACGGTTGAGCAAGCCCCCATACCCCAGACTGATTTGTTAGGTCAGCCCATCATTCAAGAAGTACCCGCACCACCTGCACCTGACAAGTTTAAAACTGTGCAGACAGCAGAGGAAGCGCAAGCTGCCTTGGACTTACAGAACAGACGCGATGCTCGCGCAGGTCAGGCTGAACGTAATGCCGCTAAAGATGCAGGTCAACTGGGTTTGTTTACCCGCGTAGGTACGCCAACTGCCGAAGCCGAGGTTGCCCCACCAAAGATAATTGTACAGAAGCCACCAGTTATTGAACCTGTGGTGTTGCAAAAGCCCACGCCTTTGACCGTTGCGCCTGTCATTACAAGCGAAGCGCTTGGCGTATTGGGTATTGGCCCCACGGCTGTGATGCGCAAGCCCGGCCATGCCATCCAAGGTCTGGACATTACCAAGCCCGAAGATGCGGCTGAAGTAAAGAACATGTTGACAATCTACAAGGAAGGCCGTAGCCCCGGCATCGTTGAGAAGATTGATACGTTCCTTGGTCGCCCTGAGTTTGAAGCGGTGCCCGCACCTGCCCCCGCCGCACCTACCCCGGCACCTACCGTTACAGAAGCGCCTACCGTTGTACCTACCGTTACAGAAGCGCCTAAAGTAGAAACGTCAAAGGTAGAAACGCCAGTAGCGCCTAAGAACGCTGGCTACCATGCGGGTGATTTAGGTTATGCGGGTGATACCACATTAGGAAGAATGGCGGGTGGTAGAAGTACTGGACACTTTGGTACTGGGGTGTACTTTGTTGGAAAACCAGAGGCAGCTACCAATAAGTTTGCTAGAGATGATAGATCCGTCAACACGGTTGACTTATCTAAATACAACCTTGCTAAACCACAAACTAGTACCAATGCAAAAGATTTGCACGAGGGCTTAAAAACTGTTAACAACCTTGTTGGTCAAGATTTAAACACCCCAGCCGCGCAAGAAAAGATTGATCAAGCCACATCTAATATCTGGTTAAGCTTAGGCACAAACATAGGTAAAGATCAAGTAAAGGCCGCAGTTACCAACGCGGTTCAAGAAGCTACCACCGCCAGAACTGATGACGTTATTTTTGAACGCACTTACATAGATTCAGCTTCGACCCGCACAATGAAGGCTCTTGGGTTTGAAGGTGTTGACGTACGTAACATTCCGGGCTTTGACAATACTGAGTTTGGTACGGTTGTTTACGCCCCATCACTAGCCCCCGCTAAACCCACTGGTCAATCTGCTGAAAAGAAAGCGGCTAACAAAGCGGCACAACCATCCGTAAAGAAGGTCACACAGCTTGCGCTTCCCGCGCCTACACCAGCGCCCATTGTTACCGCACCTACCACAACCCCCGCACCTATTAAAGTTGTCAAGAAGGGTACGCCAAAGACCGACCTTGTTAAAGTTGAACCTGCAAAAGAAACACCAAAGGTTGACAAGGCGCTTGATAAAGCACGTGAGACTGTTGATGATCTTGACCTTGATCCTGAAACAACTAAAACCAAAGTTAAATCATTTGCCAAACGTCTGCACAAAGCAGGCTTGATTGACGACGTTAGTTTGAACGCGGTTGAAAGCATATCCAAAGACAAGGATATGGGGTATGAAGACCTGTTAGATGAAGTCAGGTTTGCACTTGAAGCTTATGAGAGCAAGCAAAAGCAAGCGCCTGAAGCTAAACCTGAACCCAAGAAGGTTACAGACGAAAGCAACACCATTGAGGGTGAGACACGGGTAATCCCTGATAACGAATTTAAGTTATTGGAAGGCCCGGTCAACCGTTTGCAAGACGACCAAGTTGAAGAACTTGAAGATTTCTATGGCGTTAAGAAAGACAACCCAGAGTTTTGGAAAAAGTTACGTGCTGATGTAACCAAGTCAATCAATGAAGGCTCTAAGGCTGTAGCCAAAGCAATCCGTGAGATTGTTAACCAGATTGCATCCGGTGTGCTTGCGGTTGGTCTAATCTTTAACCCTAACGCAGTTACTAATCAGTACAACATCAACATACAAAAGACGTTTCAAGAAACGATCTCAATAACTGCGCCTGTACCCGAAGTTGCTAAATCTAAGATGTCGCCTCTTGCACAAGATGTGTATGGCGCGATGGCACCCGTGGCAATGAAAACCGGCAAGTGGTTCATAGTTGCTGACAAACCAAATGGCATGATGCACATCTTTAAGGAAGATGGTTCCCACGCCCTGTCTGACCCTACGCTATACGGCAAGGACAAGGGCGATGTGCTTGCAGCCGTGTCTTCTTTGCAGGGTGGCGCAAAAACTACCCCCGCTGGTAAATTCACCCTACAAGAATCTCCTGATGCTAAATTCGTAGGAAATACTACGTTAATTTTGGTTGAATCTAAAGATAGCACGGGCTATATTGCCATTCATGCGGCAGATACCAGCACGCCGTCTGAAAATCGTTTGGGTCGTTTAGATACTGAAACAACGGAAGACAACCGCATTAGCTACGGTTGTATCAATACCAAGCACGATACGTTCGTTAAAAAGATCAAACCAAACATTGATAAATTAGATGGTGGCTTAATTTTTGTGTTGCCCGATGCAACTGAAACTACGGCAGAAATGTTTAAACCCGAGACAAAGGTTGTTGAACGTACAGAAACTCCAACCACTGCCAAATCAGAAGCCAAGGCAGATACGTTAGGTCGTGAGCAAGGACTTCCACCAAAGGAGCCAATACGCGCACGCATCACAGACGATCAAAACCCTGTTGATAACCCTATTTCTAATGCCGACCTTGAGGGCATTGTGGCTGATGTGAAGAAGTCTTTGGGTGGTGAAGTTGAAGTAACTATCCTTGACAGCGCAAAAGACCTTGACCCTAAAGCGCCTGCTGGTGCAGCAGGTTTGGTAAAAGATGGCAACGTGTATCTGTTTAGGGATGGCATCAAGTCTGGCATTGAAGGGGCTAAGACCATCTTCCACGAACTGTTCCACCTTGGCTTGCAGAAGCTTTTGACTAACCCTAAAGAATATCACAGGGTAATGATTAACCTGTACCGCATGAACGCCCGAGTGCGTGAGATGGCGGATAAGTGGATTGCTTCACAAGAAGGCCAAGATGCCAAAGCTGGATACGCCAAAGAATACAGCAACCCACGGGATCAACTGAACGCGTTGACTGCCCATGGTACAGACGAAGCACTTGCACGTATTGCCGAAGAGTTAAAGACAGGCAAGAAGATTGGTACAGGTCAACGTGCGTTTGTACGTTCTATTGCAAAATGGTTGGCTGACGTTGCCGAGAAGATGGGCTTGCGTCAAGTTGCACAGAGCATCCGGTCTGCAACCTACACAGAAGTTGAGAAGTTTGTACAAGAAGCCATGACTGCCGCAGTTGGCGCTGGCCCTGTAAACATGCGCTTGACACGCCGCTTCTCGGTGCCCGGCGGTATTGATGAGAACACCCGCCGTGCGGTACAAGCTATCCAAGATAAGACGCCTGAAATATATAAAGAACAGGAAAAGAAATCGTTGGTTCAGGTGCTCAAAAGCGTAGGTGATGTTGAAACACGCGACCAAGCCAAACTTATTACACGCCAGAAACTTGCTGACAAGTACGCAACAGTCAGTAATAAGATTGAAAAAATGTACTCTAAAGGATTTAAAAACGCCTTTGGTGATTTAAGTCCTATGGTGCTGGCACGCCAAGCAGAAGAAGCCCGTAAGTTGGTGCTTGATTTTTTCCAAGCTGGCGGTATTAGGATGCGTAAGAGCGGGTTGATTGAAACTGTTGATACCAAAGATTCTTTGCAGGGTGCAATAGAGCAGTTGGTTGATTTGGCTTCTAAGAGCGACATGACTTACAAGGACGCTGAGTCTTATGTATCTTCTTTGTTGGAAGGCCACCGCTTACACAACATGCGCGAAGAGCATGACAAGCTTTTGGAAGCATCTGCCCTGACCCTTGAACAGCAAGGTAAAAATAAACTTGCTGATGCTGAACGTAAAAAGAAGTTGGCGCGTCACATGGACAACGCTGACATTGATACGTTGGAAGCAGCCTTCCAGAAGTCACCCGAAGTTAAGGCTATCCTTGATACGATGAACGCAACCCGTACACAAGCAATTGATTTATCGATTGCAACAGGTCGTATCACCAAAGAACAAGGGCAGTTCTGGAAAGACAACGCCGCGTACGTACCATTTGATCGTGTATTTGTAGAAACCGAAGGCCCGGTTAGAGGGCGTGGATTTACTGGCATTGCGGCATTGCGTAACCTTGAAGGCATGAAAGGTTCGTTTGAACGCCCCATCAAAAACGTATTTGATTCCTACACTGGCCGATTAAGTTGGATGATTACAGAGGCTGTACATAACAACGCTTCCTACAACGTGCTAGATACGATGGCGCTTGGTGGGTTTGCAAAAGAACTTACGCCCGGTGAAGCACTAAAAAATCCTAAACTAGTTGTCAAAGTTTATCGTGAAGGTAAACCCGTTGAGTTTGAAGTTGAAAGCCTTGCTGATTTCCAAGCGTTCCAAATGGCACCTGAAGTATTGACTGGATTCACTGCTATGTTAGCCCCCGGCGCTAGATGGCTGCGTGTGGGCGTAACGGCTTTCCCCGCGTTCTCAGTTAAGCAGGTGATAGAAGACTCACAACGTGCAATGTTTCACTCAGGTGTTACACGCCCAATGGTTGTTGGTATGAAAACGCTGTACAACTTCCCACGCCTGCTAACTTCCGATGCCTTGCAAGCTTTGGGTGTTAGCAAGAAAATACCTTTGGTGCGTATGATGGAAAAGCTTGGCGTCCTTGGCGACTATGATGTCAACATCATTAACCCTGCACAGGATATTAAGATTGCGGCTGGCGCTGAGAAGCGAGGCATAGCTGCTACCGTGTACCACGTGCTTGAAAAAATTACTAAAGCATCTGACCTTGCCGCACGCTTGGCGGTGTTTGAGGAAACCTTGCTTGAGACAGGTGGCAAGAAAGATAAAAATGGCGACATCACAGGTGGTGACGTAGAACTTGCGCAGTTACGTGCTCGTGAGTTAATTAACTTTAGCCGCCGTGGGTCTGATCCCAGAATCCGTACGCTCAGCCATGTAGTACCGTTCATGAACGCATACGTGCAGGGTATGGATGTTACATACCGCACTGCAAGTGGTCTGGATTCTGCAACGGGTTCAGAGCGTATGGAAGCGCGTAAGCAGTTCTACAAAATGGCTATGAAGCTGACAGCACTTGGCTTTATGTATGCCTTGGCGTTTGGTGACGATGAGGGTTATAAGAACGCATCTGAAGAAGTGCGTGATAACAACTTCTTAATTCCCTACACAGACAAAAAGATTCCGTTGCCAAAAGAAATTGGCTTCCTGTTCAAGTCAATCCCAGAACGGTTGGTTAACTACTATCGTCGCTATGGCACAGATGAAGAGCAGACCATACTTAACCTGCTTAGCACGATTGTTACAGGGGGCATCTCTGCATACGGGTCACCCAATGCAACACCTGCGTTAATTAAACCTGTGCTTGAAAACGTAACCAACCATTCGTTCTTCTTGCAACGTGAGTTGGAATCCGCCTCTATGGAAAGGCTTGATAAGTCACAGCGTTCAACAAGCAGTACATCCGAGTTGGCCAAATCTATCGGCGCACTATCGCAGAAGCTTGGGGAAGTGACGGGTGCTAAGATTGTGGAAGTATCACCTATCAAGGTTGACAACTTGTTGCGTGGGTTGTTTGGTATTGCAGGTTCATCCACACTATTGTTGACAGACGCTTTGATTAACCCAAGCCGCCCTGACCGCCCCTTGTATCAGATGCCGTTTGCAAGTTTGTTCTTGTACAACACTGAAGGTGGCCGCGCTAAAAATGAATTCTATGACTTGCAAAATAAAGTAAGTCAGGCTGAAATGACGTTTAAGAACATGCAAGAAACTGCGCCAGATAAAGCCGTCGATTATTTTGATAAGAATGCAGCACTGATTTCTGTTGCTCCTATCTTAAACGAATCGTTAAAACAGTTAAGCCAAACACGCCAACTCCGTCAACAGTTGGAAACCACTACAGAGGCGTTGTCAGGTATGACCAGTAAAGAACGCCGTGAAGCAATTGACGATATTATTAAACAAGAAAATGCTTCACTGCAATATGTGCGTATGCTAGATAAACAAGTGCGCGATCTTAGTAAATAAAAAACCCCCGGTGTTTAGCCGGGGGTAAAAGGAGAAAAGCAACTGCACCTTGCAGGGTGCGGCTCTATCCTATCATGCAATCCTCCAAACCCGAATACCCCACATGCCATTTTCTATGTGGGCAATGATCTTGACTTTAAAGCCTCGGCTCTCGGCACGTTTGATTACGCTTGCCGTCATGCGATCATGAGCGATACAGGGTAAGAAGAAAGAGGAGCCAAGCCGAAACTTGTGCCACTCAATCTGTACCTGTACCCCTTCAATCTCAAGCGGCTTTTCTATCTTCACCGTCTTCAATCGGCATGGCCAGTACCGCTTCCACGTCAAACACATGGCTCATGGTGTCGTCAATTAGCAAGGCATTGACCGGTGGTGCCGCCATCAGCGTACCCTTTGCCATACGCTTCTTTACAGAATCTACAGCCACACCTGTATTACGCAGGGCATTGACCGTGTCGTGATAACTAACCTGATTCTTGGCGCACCATTCTTTAAACTTCTTTTGCACAATGAACAGCTTCTTGGTATCTAACTCGTATCGAATCAGCAACTCACCCCTTGGCTCCCGCACTGGTGCAGAGGGCAGGCCATTCTCAGCAGGATTATCCCTAACCAACAGGATGTTGTTGATGTTGGCCATGACAAAGGAACCCACTGCTGTAGCGCCATCTGTCGGTGCTGCTTGAATGTCACCTTTGTTGGATTTAAGTAAAACCACAAGCCAGTTAAAGATGCGCTTAACGTCAAAGTCAATCAAGCCAAGCTGATTGGCAATCAGGCCACCCGTGATACCCAGTGCACCGATGGATGACCAGAAGCGTTCACGCTGACCCAAGCCTGCCGCTGTATCTAAACGCAACTGAACGTCACGCATGGTATCCAAAACTTCAGGCAGGTTGTCAACCACATACTTTAAGAAGAGTTCACCGGCATGGCCGTAGTTGGTAGACAGCTTGCCGAACAGTGCATCGGTAAACTCTTTCGAGTACGTGTCATCACGGCGGATTTTTAACTCAATGATACGCATCATCTCACCTTCAGGAAATTCCTTCAGGGAAAATAACTTATCGTACAAACTGCTGTTGGATGAAGTGATCGCAAGCAAACGCCAGAAGGTATTATTCATACGCTCAGCGTTGGTCTGTGACTCCATGCGGTTTTTGCCACGGCCTTGGGTGATGGCGTATGCCAACTGTGACACCATCTCATCGCGCATGTTGGTCACTTCATCAATCGTTGCAGGCAGATTGTTCAGCACACCGAAGCGGTGAATCTTGGCGTTGTATGTATCATCGTTCTGTAGCAGTAGGTCAAACGGTTGCCCCCAGATGCTGTTGATGGCCATCTGCACAGTTGATTTACCTGTGCCAGAACCCGGACTCATTAAGTTAACGATACCCCCGCGCACCTGAGTGAACGGCATCAGCACACTGCCAAACCCAAGCATGAATGCAAATGCTTGCGCTTCCATACCATTGTTGTTGTAGAAATTAACAACTGACTTCCACTCATCCAGTTCACCCTTCTTTGTCAGCAATGAACAGGCATGCAAGATTGAACTTGCAGGGGGGCTGTACTTAACCCCAGTCTTTGTGATCTCGCGGTCGCCAAGGATGAACGTCTTTTCTTCTGTCCATCCAAACTGGCTACGTACTTTTTCGGCTTGTCCCATAATTTGTAACTCCTTTACCCAACGTGAAACATAAAACATTAACTCATCGACGGTCTTACCTAGCACCGCCATACCTTGCGTTGCAATGGCATCACGAAAGCGATCCTTTGACAACACACTAACTAGAGGTACTGAGAACTCCCGCACACCATCTTTGGGTAAGTGCAGTCGCATCCATAGAACCTCACCCGCCACAGGGTCGTGCATACGCTTGACCACATAGAAGTCGTTTTCATAAACCAACTTGTCATTGCCTTCTTCTTCTGATTTGTTGGGGTCGCCTCGGCGGTAAACGCCACCGTACTTACCACGAAAAAAAGGAAAGGGATATGCAGGTATGTTGTATACCCGCACGTCTTGGGAACCAGAGTCCACCGTTGTAATGGTGTTGTCTGCCTCAGTTGCTTCAATGATCTCTTTACCCAACACAATAGGCGAACCAAACTTGCCCTTGTGCTTACAGTCTTTGCAACCACCCGGTCTGAGGTCGTCAAACGTGGCGCAGGTATATGGGCCTTTGGTTTCGCCCGCCTTTTTATCAGTGTCGTATCGGTTGTAGCCTTCATGTAGATTCGACATCTCATGGATGGCGGTATCACGATCTACGCAAAGCTGTGCAATGGATAAGCCACCACGCCACAAAGGTTCTGGCACCTGCTTCTGGTGCTCCATGATGTGATTAAGTTGAGCACACCCCTCGACCTTCAAGGCAATAATCTTTTCAAAGCGATACGAATTGTTCTGCCCCATCAGGGCTTTGCTGGTCGCATCAGGCCCAGCGTTCTTGATGTAGTCAGGCACTTCAAAGGGCAATGCGTCAGTAGATTGGCTTGGCTCGGGCGCACCTAGGGCGGCGGCAAAATCAAACAGGTCAACCTTGCCATCACCACCCATATACTCCACGGGAAGCGGGGCATCAGGGTTTTTAAAGTTGTGTGTTTCTGGCACGCGAAGGATACGCGCCATGTCAGTTGTGCAAGCAGGGTCAGCAAATAAACTACGTTCAGTGCAAACATTCTTTAAACGCTTGGCCACAGGTAGCCATGTGTTCTTGTCAATACTCTCAGGCAGTACCCAGTACGCATGCACTCCGTTACCAGAGTTGATACAGATGGGTTGAGGTAAACCTAGGTCAGTACAGAACTGCCCCAGTGCCGCCATTGCCAGATCACGTGAGAGGTAATCCTTGGTGGGGCCACAGTCTAAATCAAGCCAAAATGCTTTGGCTCTGTATGCGTTTGCAGCTAGCCTACGGGGTGGAATAACTTCAGGGTCAAACGAAAACATCGCATAGTACGTGTCAGCGTCAGCACTGTAGATGTCTTGTATTTCCGTGATGAGAGAGGGAATGTCAGATGCAAATCTTGTACGTAACTTTTCCTGCTTGATGCCGACCGCGCAGTAATTGCCAGTATCCGGCAACACCGCATTCAGAAATTCGGTCAATGTCATAGGAATACTTCGGGTTAATGGCGGTCAATATAGTTTTGTATTTTCTTGGCGGTTTCAGGACGCGGTGAATAGTCACCTTTGAACCACGCATACACGGTTATCTTCGTAACCCCTGCGATCTCAGCAACCTTACTCACCGATATGTTTTTCTTGATGCAAGCCCTGCCAATTTTTACACCGGACAACTTTCCATCAGCTTGCTTGTTCTTTAGCACGGTGGCTAATGTGTAACCAATCATCGCTGTCTTTCGTTAGGTGGGGGTACCGCCCGCCCGTCTGCAAGCTTTCGAAAAGCTATTAGCGGGTTTCCCCCCGATTGGTTTACTCGTCGCTGTCGTCTGCCCATGCGTCAAGCACAGAAGCTACGTCTTTAGATTCCGTTTTCTTCACGGCACGTTTGACGGGTTCGTCAACAGCTTCGGGTTTAGCGGCAGGCTTGGGGGCAGGTGTTGGCTCTATGAAAGGAGAAGCCTTCGGTGCATCACCATCCACTTGCTGAACAGTCTGTGTCACAGCGGCCAACGCATCTGCTGATTCACCTTGCGCTTTGCTCTCAGCCAACTCTTCCACAGACAGGGGGCGCACAGCGCGGAAGGTCAACTTGGGTGTTGCACTGGATGTATCAAAACGCATCTCAGTCACAACGGCTGTCACGGGGATACCATGACCGCCCAAGAACTTGGCGTACTGTTGCAATGGCATCTTGCCGTTATCGCCTGTACCAAAGATCGACTGACCGGGCAACGACAACTGATACACATCACCTGACAGATTGTTTTCCAAAGCCACCGCAATGCGTTGGTTGAAGCGGCAAGCCCGGCTGTCACCCTGACCAGAACCTTTGATGTTCTGTTGGCAGGACATACAGTTAGTTGACTGCGGTTGTTTTACACCCACATCAGGCGTCACGCCATCGTTAGATGCGCAAGAGGGCGCAGAGTTCTGGCCTTCCACGTATGTACCTGCATAGTAACTGCGAGATGTTTTCTCAGCAGAGCGCACGACCACCACGTTCATGGCGCGTTCATCATTTTGTGCAACTTCTTTGCCGCCAACAATCATGCGGAATACACCACCACGAATGGAGATGCGTTTACCTGTACCACCGCCACCCATCAGAGCTTTGGTTGTTGCGTCCAGTTCAAGGTTACGCAGGTGGGCGGGAAGTGCGCCGCCTTGGGAGAATAGTGCGAGATCAGACATTCGGGGTTTCCTTTTTGATGAAAGTGTTAATGATTTCTAAGTCAATGTTAAAAAATTTAGCAAGGTCACTAGCGAAGAATCGATAGTTCTTACCAACGCGGATGAAAGGTATACGCTTCTCAAGATTTTCTTCCTTGATAAGCGCGTGAACAGTTGACGGCGCGACTTGCAATAGCTTTGCCACCTGCGCCAACGTAAGGGCAGTTTCCAATTTAGCTTCTCCTGACAGTTACAGTATATTTGTGATCCACGTTCAATCCCGTTGGAAGTACATCAGGATTTTCCCGTAGGAACTCTTTCATATTCAACTGCGATATGCGCCTCTCAACTAAGTCAAGTGCGTCATGGTCACGGATGAATTTGTGCATTGCAGCCCAGTCGCCTGTCCAGTAGCGTGTTTGCACTGTACGTATCGCTGTGCCGTGGGCCGTCTTAATACTCTCGGCTCCCGTTGCTTTGCAAGTCTCAAGCAAGTTTGATTCGACCAAACCCATTTGCTCTTTGATTGCAAGGTCTTCTGCTTCGTACTTCGCTTTGAGGGCGGCACGAGCATCGCGCATCTTAATGTATACGCGTACTAATTTATCTGCTGTTATATCCATGTTGCTTTCCGTTTCGTTTTTTGGTTAATGATACATCCTATCTTTACTTTGTCAAGTACCTCCATAAATTTATTTGTTCAGGTCGAATTCCTCTTTATAAAGTTCCATTAAATTAAACTGCGCTAACTCTTTTGTTTCTAAAGCCTTGTACAGCTTGGCCTCTACTGGACTTCCTTGGAGCTTGACAACCAAACATTTGTTAACTTGCCCTGCCCTGTGGATACGTGCATTGGCTTGCGCGTATGTCTCGTATGATGTAATGGGTGCCCACCATACAATCGTGTTTGCCGCGTGCAAGGTGACACCGTGTGATGCAGCTTGGGGTTGTATGACAAGCACCTGTGGGTCTTTCTCATCTTGAAACTTACGGAATATTTCTGTGCGCCTGCCAGCAGGTACACCCCCGTGTATCACATCCACTGTGTAGCCATCCCTACGCAGTTCCTCGAACAAAATCTCAATGGCATGGCGGTATGGGGCAAACACCAATACCTTATGGCTGGATTCGTCAATGACTTCTTTGAGCACCGCTGTTCGACTGCTAGAGTCAAAGGTCACAATCTCACCACTATCGGAATAGACTGCGCCACAGGAAATCTGTAGTAGCTTATTCAGCTTAGCGGCGGCGTTGATGGCCGTGACTTCCTCCCCTGCCGCCTGCATAGCCATCACCTTGCGTAGCTTCTCGTAGTAGCGTATCTGCTGTGCGGTCATAGGTACTTCACGCTCTGCGTACAGCAAGTCCGGCAGGTCAAGGCATTGCTCTTTGGTGAACCTGATCGCAGGCTGTAGCAGTGTGTTAACCGTTTGCTCTGCGTTTCGTTTGGGTGCCCACTTGAACTGAGTGATCTTGTTCATCACCTGATCGCGGTACATGGAGAAGCTACGGGGTGCAGCCGATGGGTTAACTAGCTTAGCCAAACCATATGCATCAAGGGGCGACTGCGAGGCAGGTGTACCTGTCAACATCCACAACCACATATTTGGTCTGACGATCCGGTTCAGGGTGCGCCAGCGTGTGGTAGTTGCAGTCTTGTAGGCGTTAGCTTCATCGATCACCACCATGTCAAAGCCTGCCTTGATGATGTCGTCTTCCACAATGGGAACACCATCGTAATTGATGATTACAAATTCAGCATCTGAGTTGATGATCTGCTGACGTTTCTCTTTTGAGCCATAGGCAATCCCAACCTTGCGGTGCATCGCACCTTTGAAGATGTCGTTCTGCCACGCTGACTGCATGATTGAGAGAGGGCAAATAATGAGCACACGTTTGATGTGCTTGGCGTTCATCAAGTAATCACACGCCCATGTGATAGACAAAGTTTTACCAGTTCCCGGCTCTGAGAAGCAGAAGGCACGCCTGTGCAGGGTAAGGAACGCGGCTGTTTGTTTTTGATGTGTGAACGGTTGATAGATGCCCGGCCATCCATACTTGGCAACGATGGGGGATGGTACGTTCTTTACCTTCAGGTTCTTTAATACCTGCGCTTCTTCCAAACCCCAGTGCACCATCACTGTACTGATGGGGCCTTCCTCAAGCAACGCGCTCTTGGGTATCACGTTTAAGACCCTGTACGGGTTCTTTAATTTAAGTTTTAGTGCTTTTCCGTCAATGATTTCCATACATGTTCCAATGCATAACAGACCGAAAGTGACATTCACTTCGATCATTAAGTAACACCTTACGGGTGTCATTCGGTCAGATCATCTAAACGAAAAATAAAGACTCTGACTGATGCGGTTTAAAGGGTTCAATTCAAAAAGCCCCCCGTGTCCACCACTCACACCTAACGCAACACGTATTATTTTTTCTTAGGTTTGTTTACCTTCACAGTGTGGTCGCTGTTGCGACTAAATGAACGGTTGGCACTGGGCGTCTTGAGTTGCAAGTTACCTTTGGCGGTGCTTCCACCCTTAGATAGTGGGCGCTTGTGGTCAATATCTTTTCCCTTACGGTCAATGCCTTCTTTGTCGTATAGGTCACGGGCTTGTTCACGTTTGCGTCTTGTAGGTAATTCATTTCTGTCCAACTGCTGTTGGTATTCTTTTTGGTAGGGTCTAGGTTTGTTTACATAGGGCATATCATTTCCTTCCACAATGGGCGCAGGATGACACCCAGCAGTAATTTTTACACAAACCGTTGGGTTTTGCATTCCAAATATCTGCACTGTAGGCACCTTCCAACATCATGACCTTGGGCATCCAATTGCCCCAGTATCTGTGCTGTTGCTCTACTTCAAAGACAGATGGCACAAACTTGTCTTCCGACAGGAACAACAAGCCACCTTTGACCTTCTTGACTTCTGGGAACATCTTAAACACCGCAAGTGCCATAAGTTCCAACTGGCCTAGGTCAGCGTAGCGGGACTTACCTAGCTTGTAGTCAACCACACGGGCTTCCCCCTTCTCACGGTCAACAATCAACAGGTCAGCCACGCCACGGAACCAACAGTCAGGGGAGAAGAAGTCACAAGGTTCTAGCTTCTCAGTCAGTGCCATCTTTAATTCACAGAACTTCTCGCCTTGTATCTTGAGCAGGCTATCGAGCGCAGGCTTGATGAAGGCAAACTTCTCAGGTATCTCCTTGCCATCCCGTATGTACAACTCAGCAACCTCATGCACCAGCTTGCCGTAGAGGGCTTGCTCACCCTCGGGTTCTTTGACATCCTTGAGTACCTTGGTGTGGTAGAACTTCTTGGGGCAAGTGGTAAACGTCTTCAAGCTACTGAATGACCATGCAGGAATCTTCGTCATCAACAATCTCCGTAACTCAATCCCATACCGCTTTCGCAGTTGACAGGTAAACCTTCAGCCCATGACGGAACCCAACGCATGCAGGATTCCACATAAGCACGTGCTTCATCGGCTTCTTCTTGCCTAGCGATAATACCAATAGCATCGTGCACAGTAAGCACGACCTTGTATCGCTTAGCAATTTTTAGCATTTGATCGCCAATGATACACCGCGCAATGGCCTGTGTGAAGTTTTCTACAACTTTTCCACCATAAATTTTAATGCGCCCATTGCGCGTCTGGTATGTAAACTGCCGCTTGTCATTCTCAATGGACTCATCCAACACACTGTAGTAAATGTGTAGCCCGTTTGGTAGGAGGATGCCTTTATTATCGACAGTCAACAGGCCATCCCGCCCAAGCTTCATGGTCATGCCACGGCTCATGCAACGTAAGGCTTCTTGCGCTTCGCGCCACAACACAGGGATCATGGGGTATGTGTTGCGATAAGTTTCAATGACCCGTTTCGACGTGTCGTCTTCAATGTCCACCCCGAAAGTTTTGAGTTGCGCTTTAAATTTAGGCGCTCCCATACCGTACCCCGCGCCCAAGATGGTTGTTTTACCAACAAACCTCTCGCCGTGTGAAACTTCTTTAACCGCCTTGCCATATATAGCTGAAGCCATGATTTTGTATACGTCTTCACCATTTGCAAATGCCTTCACTAAGTCATCCTGACCCGACTCCCAAGCCAACGTACGGGCTTCAATGGAGGATGAGTCAGCATCAATAAACACATAACCCTCGGGTGCGAGGATCGCCTTCTTCAGCTTGCCTGCGTTTGGCCCACGGCTTGGCAGGTTCTGCAAGTTAACTGAATCTGTGCCACCCCACCTACCCGTGTGGGCAGCATAGTATCTAAGGGGTACAGGGAACGCCCCACGGTGGCTAATGTCAATGAACCGTTGTGTACGGGTTTCTTCTAAGGTTGATTTGGTGCCGATGCGTGCCGCACACAGGGCTTGCACCCGTGGGTCATCGTGCTCAAGCAACTCTTTGAACGCCTCGTCATTCTTGGCCAAGGCTAGGGTTAGCTTACCCGTGGTAGGGCTGATCTTGGTGGGGGCTTCTACATCCAAGCCCTTGAGCATGGTGGCAAACTGCACGTTGCTCATCAAGGTTTTGCGTACCTCTGCCTGTACTTCCTCATCACCAAGGATGTGCTTGACCGCAAGGTCTTGCTTGCCCACAGCTTGCAGTGCACTGACCAGATGGGCTTTCTTCTGAGCCACCGTGGTAACAAGGTGCGCTTTCAACGCTTCGGTGTCCAGCTTCAGCACGGGGTGAATGAACATACTCAACGTCAGATCAATCAGCTTAAGTTCACTCTTAGGAAATCCTGCTTGCATCATCATCTGAAAGATGTTGTACGTTAACTCCACATCATTGCGGCAGTACTCACCGTACTGACGAAGTTGCTCAAAGCCAAAGAACTCTCGCGCTATACCAATCGCGGCGCTTACTTCTGTACCCTTCTCACCTACACCATAACGTAAAGCCATTGCCGAAAGAGACACGCTTTGATCCACGCCATGCAGGGCACGCCCCATGCTCATGGTATCTAGCCAGCCCTTGGGCTTGACGCCGTATCGCCACGACAAGATTGCGCCATCGAACATGGTGTTGTGTGCCAGCACAAGTGAGGTATCCCACGGCAACGTGTCCAGTACCTTTTGGATGTGCTCCTTGGTGCCTGTCACCCACACACAGCGTTCATCGTTTATCTTGTACGCAAAGCCAATGGTTTCATACCTATCGTGACGCACGTACTCTTCGGTGCTGATCTTGGTCAGGCTGTACTTCTGATCGTAATAAGTCTCAAAGTCGATTGTGATTAGGTTCATGAGTTCCTTCTAGCCAGTACGTCAAGACCTTCTTCGGCAATGATCTCACTTGCTGATTTGTATACCGTGCCGGGGGGTGCAGGGATTCGTTTGATGACCACACGTTTGTGTGTAGGCGCTATCTCTTCTTGAAGCATGGCTTTGAGTTCCACTAAGTTATCTTCTCGTGCAACATAGGTCAGGCCATCGGCGTTCATGATCTTGTCAAGCTCACGCTTCTGTAACTCGGTCAGTTGACCTTTGCCTGCCTTGCACTCGATGGCTACGAACCTGCCAGCCATACAGCAGATGATGTCGGGGATGCCTTGCCTACCGTATCCGTTGGCAGGGGGCATGAAATAGTAGATACCCAGTGCATCAAGGATGGCACGCACACGGGCTTTGACTTTGACTTCAGGGGTTTGTGCCATCGCTCACCTCAATCAGTTTAGCTAAGTAATGCTGTGCTTTACGCAAGTCATCGACTCCGTTCTTATGTTTCCAGCGTGTGACGTACTTCACAATGTTGCCTTCAAGGAAGCCAAGGTTATTGCTGACAATGTAATCCCAAGGCTGTATGCACCTGTCCATGTAGTGATCGCCCCCCACCTGCATATCATTAGCAGTGGGGAACAGTTCCAGTTGCTTTACGGGTTCAATCATTTTGTTTTTCCTGTAAAAGTTTGTCGTAGTATTGCTTGGGCATTGGTGCTTTCTTTTCAAGAAATCCACGTAACCATTCAGCACCGCCAAGTTCGTTAAAAATAATCCACTGTCTGTCAGACATACGGATGTTTCTAAATGTTATTGGCTCAGATGGTTTAGATCTTGGCATTATCGTTTCATCTCCCGTATAAATACTACGAAGCTGTCGATGGTGTCTTTGCCAAACACAGTCATCTTCTCGATTTCTTGCGCAACTTCTTCTAGCGTAGCGTTGCGTATGTTGGTGGGGTTGTATCCAATCTGACGCTTGCGCCACCCTGATGATTCGTATTCTTGAATGTCATCGTCATCCATTGTTCTTCTCCTTTAGTCTGGCTTCAATGGCTCTGGCAAACTGGATGTCCATGTGTTGATGAGAAGCGGCACAGTCAGCGGAGATTAAAAGAATCTCCTCATCCGTCAGCCCTACCCAAGGGCGCTGTGGACACAAAGGCCACACCTGACCAAGTGGTGTAAACAAAGGGCTGTCTTTGTCTGTGCTGACCATGCCGTTAGTTGGGTCGTACCATGCTGTTGGTTTCATGTGTTCTTCTCCTTGAGTGGTTGGATTGACCGCTTTAAGTATTCTTCTTGCCGCTTCCTTGCCGCCTTCATGTGAATAAGCATCTTCTCAATTTCTTCAATTGAGTACAGCCCGTCAGGAATATGGAATCGTGCCATATCGTAGGTTTCGTATGTGTATTCATCTGTCATGT